ATAAGTATCAGTATTAATTAATATAGTTTTAATTATTGGTGGTAAATTATTTCTAATATATTGTAATTTATTTTTAAGATAAATATTAATTTCTGGAACTAAAGCTTGAACAATATTATTTCCAATTATACCATTAGTTTCTTCTAGTTTAAGAGTAAATTTCATACTGGAGTTGGAGTTGGAGTTGGAGTTGGTGTTGAAATAGGAGTAGTGGTTGGAGTTGGCGTAATAGATAGGCTTATGCTAGGAGTTGGGGTTAGTGTAGTTGGAACAGTATTACTAACACCTATTTTTTTCCACATACAAAATAAATATTCATTATCTCCTAGTCCAGCTGGATTTGGTTCTCCATATAATTGAAATACAGGATTTGCTTCTGTCTGATTATAGATTACGGTAATATCCTTGCATCTACGTATATCAGAAAGATAGTCTTTATGACAAATAGTTTGCATATATCCATCAGGATTATTAATTTCTGGAGGTGGGTTGATCCACTTTTTATAGTCCCAAATAATAGCTAAATATCCTGTGGAAGTATTAACAATTCCATAAGATCCAGATCCATTACAATATGGACAAATTTTGCCAAGATCAAATGGTATCGGTCCACCAAGTTTATACTTACCTGATGATTTTTTTAAACTAACATCATAAATACAATTTGGACAAATATTATTATTAGTAACACCAAAATTAAAATCACATCTAGTTGTTAATCCGTTGTTTGCTAGTAGCAAATTAATTTGTTTATTAAAAATACTTTGTAAATTAGCAAAATTAGGATATGTCATATTTTATCTCATGAATAAAAATCATTATTGCCAACATTCCTGAATGGGCCAACATTAAGATATCTTGGATCAAATTTATTATTAACAAATGGAGATAGTACAGCTGCCCAGGCTGTAGCCTCCTTAACGTCCCAATGGCTTGTTAATTCTTCATATAATGAACAGGCGCCATTCTGTAATATAGTTTTCCAACCATCAACAGATCCTCCAACACTTAAACTAGCTGGTCCTAATGCTGTTCTAATGCCTTCTAGGGCCGCTTTCGTTCGTAGTGTACCTTGATCAATAATACATGCGGCTTTTAAGCAAGCTAAACTGACGAAAATTTCATCATTGTTAGTAGTAGGATCAGGACTCATTGTTTTATTAACAACGTCTATAGTATATTTATAGTTTAAATTAACATCAAACTGTACATATTTACCAGCTACTACTAAAATTTGTTCTATTCTATCATCACTAAATTCATATGGTGAATTTAAATCATTTACTAAAACTCTAGTAGTAATAATCATTTCATCTTGCCATGCCATGGTTATTTCCTCATAAGGATTTATGGATTCCAATATTATAATACACTAAAAAAAAAGGCCAGCCCAAAGGCCAGCCTTTTCTTTAGTTACTTTGTGATACTAATCTTAGAGAGCACCAAGTAGAACTCTACGATTATCGAGAACAGCAAAGCCTTGCTCGGCCCAACCATAGAAGCCTGCTCTCTTTTGACGATGTAGTGTATCGTCTTCGAAGATTTGAACTTCTTGGCGAACTGGCATTATGAAACTGTCTCTCTTGCGTAGGTCAAGACCAACAACAATCTCAACCTTATCATTAGCGCTATCACCACCGGCGTTCTGTGGTAGTGTGCCACCAAGGACGTTGCTGTAGAATAGTTGATATTGTTGACCTTCACCTAGCTCATCACGATCATGGAGATTGATACCGAAGACACGGTTTAGAGTGCCATCAGCAGCAGTGTAAATCTCACGACGAGTTACTTCGTCGATTTGATCAAGACCCCAATTGCGGATGTCTTCCATAGCCTCTGGACTAACATAGAGGTCGGTTAACATGCCACGGTTATTACTGGCGGAGTTACCACCACCGTTTCTGCGCATTACTGTCTTCATGAGACTGACTAATCTCTTGCTGAATAAGCCAGGATTAGCATCAGTATCATAAACTACGATATTGCGATCAACACCAGCAGCAAGAAGTGTATGCCAGCCGTCATCGTTCATCTTCTTAACAAATTGGGCTTCGAGAACTTCCATAGCACGACCAACAACGTCCCAACGGGCGTCACGGGCATACTTTAGAAGATAATCGATACTAGCGCCAATGTCATAGGTTGGAACCATGACATAATCGCCTTCAACATGCTTTTGTGGAATATAACCATGATTTGGGATGGTATAAGCCACGAAGTCTTTCTCAGTACCTGGAGCAAGGAAGTCTAATGGAAACTCTGGAGTGGCACTTTGAGCAAGTTGGATTGGCTCGAAAATGTCGTCTAGAATATTACCACTTAGAACACCTTGACGTAGAGGAAGTTCTAGAGCTTTAGCAAACTCGTGATTTGCGGCAAGAGCTTCTTCTTTGTGAGCAGAACCAGATTTAACAAGAAGATTTGTTAGTTCTGGTGTTGGTTCAAATTTTCTATTGGCCATGTTTTTCTCCCTTATCAAGTTATATTAATGTCTACTTTGATGTAACCGTCGGCATCTAGAACACTTAGGAAACGACCAACCTTAACACTGTTTGTGCTAACATTGGTTAGTTTACCATTTGCACCATAATAAGCATCTTGCCCTATTGTTGGTGCTACGCCAGATACAACCATATTTGTTGTTACTTGACCTTGACGTAATAGTGTTACTTTACTACCAGTCTGAACTTCGTCTTTGTGCCAATTGATGTGCTGTCTTGTAAGATCAAGACTTACAACATCATTTAGCAATAAGCCGGCTGGTTTTGTACCAGACTGTGAGGCAGAAACTGTTACTAGGGCGAGTGAATCGTCCATAGCAACGCCGCTACCGCCAGTACTGTGTACAACAACAACACCACGCTCTGCTGATGCGTCATTGCAGAAGAACGAAATATCTGTGTATGCTTCAACGCGATCTGATTTTAAAGCCATGTTACTCTCCCTTATTAAGATTTTTACCTAGTCTGATACAAACAAAGTCAACTAAAGCAGCTCTAGTGGTCTGCATTTCTGATTCTGTTTCGCTACCAACGCTTAGATCAATTTCTTGATCATTTGTCTCAACATTTTCTAAAGCTAGCGAAACATCTTCAGTTTTGACTGTTGTTTCTTCTGCTTTAGTTTCTTCTTTCTTTTCGGTCTTAGCTGGTTTGACAGCAGCAACTAGAGCGGCAATACTTTCAAAAGCAGCATCATCGAGGTTTTCAAATTGATCAACTGTTGCACTAGCAACATCCTCGGCAACACCACTTTCAACTAGAGCGGCCATTCTCTTCATTTTCTTTTCTTTCTTGGCCATCTCTTCTTCTTTCATTTTGTAGGCTGCTAAAACTTCATTAACAGCATTTAGTTCGGCTTGAGCAGATTCTAGGGCAGCTTTCATTTTCTTCATTTCTTCTTCTTTTTTCATCATTTCTTCTTTCATCTTTTTTGCTGCTTCTGCTTCTTCAATTTCAACAGTTGGAGCAACAGTTGTAACTTCTGTTTCTGCTACTGTGGTTACTTCTTCTGTTGCTGTTGTAGATTCAACACTCATAATTGTCTCCTTTAAATTGGCTTGATTTGAAAATACACCCTTTTTTGTAGAACTATCATTTTTTTCATTTAAATTTTTTAGTAAGCTTTCTGCTTCAGTTGTATTTTTAAGATTATCTTTGGTAAAAATAACACTTTCTGGATTAGCTGGTCTATTAACAAAGCCTTTTCCAGAGAATGTTATATTCCTTAAAACTCTACCTATCTTATAGTTTTCGTGCTCTCCTTGTCCACCGTAAGCTCTTAAATGTTTAGTTAAAAAAGCAGTCTCTTCATTTCGTGGTAAAACATGAAAGCTACCATTACTCTTATTAATTAATCCATAATCAAAATTCTTAAAGAAACACTCCATACTAACATATTTTTCACCAGATTCTATTTCAGATATTAAATTTTCAGCTCTATCTCTTAGTTCGGGTTCTGTAAAACCCTTATAAATAACAGAACCAGTTAGGATATGAAATTTTTCTGGTAATTTATCCAAAGGTAAAGATTCATCAATTAATTGACCTTCTTCATCTATAGGCCAATTTGATGTTATGTGGCCAACAATTGTTTTTTCATCATGCTCAAGATTTGTTGGTTTGTGCATGGGTGTTGATCTGGCTACCCAAACTTCTTTAGAGTCAAAAATATCATCATTTTTATTCCACGATGTGGTTACTAAAATGGATTGAGTATAGTACAAATCGGTATCTTCTATACCGGCTAGAGCTTGGTTTTCTTTTCTGGCCTTTGTGTGGGAAACTTCGCTGTCTGATTTTTCTAATAAAGAAGCATATACAATAGAAGATTGTGCAGATAGAACGTGAGATAATCCGTCTAATTTTTCTGCTTCATAAATATGCATAGTTTAACCCTTATTTTATTCGTTATATCTCTGTATTATACACCGTTTGATAAAAATAGGCTTTTGTATATTTTAATTCTTCGGCCGTTGGTGTTCTATTAATCTCATTAGAAATAGCTTTTATTAAATTTTGATATTTAGATAATCTTATATTATTATCAATACTATTGATAGTATTGAGTTTTGCTAAAACTACTTCTTCAGTAATTGATTCAAATGGGTCTAACGATAAAAAGATTTTTGTTTTAGTAGCTTCGGCTTCATCGTATTCTATTTTTGACAAACTTCTCATATTTTTTTTATTATAAAAACCTAATAATTGTGGATTTAAAATTTCTGCAATTTTATCCTGTGCATCAATTGACCACAAGTATAAAGATGCTCCTGTTTGGGGAGCAAACTCTTTAGTTTTACGTTTTTTACTGTCTTTAGAATTCTTAGGACGACCTTGTTGTGGTTGCCCTTTTAGATTAGGTTCTGTTGTTGGATTTCCACCGCCAAATGGTAATTTAGGAACAGCAAATGCTGATTTAACTTCTACAGCATTCATTTCTCCTTTCTTTTTAGATTCTAATTCTAGTCCTACTTGACTTGGAGTAGCAAGACCAAGTTGCATGGCCATTTTACGCATACTATTATCGAAAGTGCCACCGTCAAAGAATGGACCAGCTTTTTGAACCATACGATCACTTTCACGTTCTCTAGTTTCTCTATTAAGTCTACTCTTCTCAATTTCAGGATCAAAACCAAATGCTTTCTGTAGCATTTCATCACTGATAAGATTTCTATCGGCAAGTTGTACTAATAATGCTTTTTCTGCATCTTCATTACTAAGATCCATTCTATCAAATTCAATTTTAGCTGGAAATCTAAAACCCATAGCTTTTTGAACCATAGCAATCTCATTTTTCCAAAAGCTTGTTAAAACCCTACGACCATATTGAAGTCTTTGTGTTAGTGTTTTAAGACTAATAAAGTTATTGGTTGTACCAGCAGCACCGAATGTTCCTGTTAGTGTGGGAGGAATACCAAGACCAGCATAAATACTGTTTAAGTGTGGAGTATATTTACCTTCACCTAAAAATTGATGTACTGATGTTTTACTTTCTATAAGTTCAATATCTGGACCCCATACTAAATCCATTGTACCACCACCAACATTAGCTTGTAGTATGCTGCTAAGTTTACTAGCAGCAGCTACTGTTGGAGCAATTTTATGTTCTAAACTACCTAGTTTAAAAATACGAATATTACTGATAGCACCATCAAGAGCAGCAAGATCCGCAAGTTTTAATTTTTCTACAATACTAATATCATCCATAATGCTATAGATCATTGGGAAAGCCCAAGTTTTCCAATCATCTTTCTTGTAGTGAAATACTAATGTTTTTTCTGGATCTAATAAGTATGGCTTTTTACTCTTTGCTGCTTCAACAATAGCTTGAGGTAATTGAGCTATGATAGCTTGTTCAGCTTCATTTTTAGGAGCATTAATAATTTTTCTTAATGACGCTGGAATAGTAATATAATAATTTTTTTTACCAACGAAAGAAGCTAAAGAAGCTCCTGCAATATCAACAACACGAGGATCTATAAAAGTATATTTCCAAGGAATTTCTCTTTTTTCAACAACGGGTTCATCACTAGTAATTATAAGATCAGGAGATGCTTTGGCTCTGTACATATCTTCTGCAACTTTAATACTGATCTTGGCTGTTTGTCTATTTATAACAACGTTACCAACTCTGTATAAATGATTTAAAAATCTTTCGCTTCTTTCTTCTCCCCTAACTTTCTCAAACCAATTACGATAAAATCTTTCTATTCTTTTATTAGGATGAACTAGTCTTATGCCCTGACTAGCAAAATCACCCATAAGATCAATAACATTTTTTACAAGACCAACACGATTATAAATTTGATCAGCCATTGCGAATATGGCTTTTATTTCTGTGGGAATAGCCTCATCAGGACGGAAATAGTCATAATCACTTTTTGTTAAACCTGGACGACCAGAAGTTTGGCCGTCTAAATTCATAAAGTTTCTAAAGCGACTAGTAGCAGCAGTAGTTTTATTGCTAAAAAGACCGTATTCTTCTAAACTCTTAGAAGATTCATTTAATGCATTTTGTTTACTATCTAGATTATTATCATCCCATGTAACATACGCATTTTCTGGCATATGATTAGGGGCAACAGGAATATTGTCACTTTTTGGATATTTTTTTCTTGGCATAATAGATATTATAATAGGTATTGTAATAGGTATTAAAATAATACACTAGTTACGATAAATCCCACCATATATATTAGTGTTTGCATTTTCTATAAACCAGTTTGGTCCTTTATACATTTGACCATTTACTTTACTTGTTTCGGCTAAATTATTACCAATTATTTCAAACGATGGAGCTTCTAAAGTTCTATTTATTTGACGAGCTAACATATTAGCTATTAATAATGCGCTATATCGGTCTTTTCTTAATTTGCCCTTTTTACCATTAGGCAACTTAATTTCTGGAGTGTCCCAACGATCACGAGCATTGGGTCCGGTGCTAGTTTGTGTCATTACTATAGTGGTTAATTCATTTTTGAGTTCTTCTATTTCTAAAACACACTCACTTTCGCTATCATATAAATTACTAAGATCCGCTGTCATAATATCTTTATTTTCTCTGTCTAAAGCTAGTGCCAAGGTTACTTGATCAAATCTTGGAAACAATAATACTTTATCTTCTAAGTCTTTGCGTAATCCATGATTAGCTTGTGCTGTCCAATCTGCCCGTGCAAACTGCACTAATTCTAAAATATGTAATCCTTGTTGATCGTCAGTATCTTTACTTTTATTAGGATCTATAGCTGGCCATATTAAATTTTCTCCATCTTCTAATTTGCCAGGGTCATGCAATGCTTCTTCTACTGCAACACCACCACCCTGAGCATCCATACCAATACGAGCACAAGGAAAAATTTTCATTAGATTACGAATTTTTCTAGCACAAAAACCATAAAAATCATGCTCATTAACTAGTCCTGTTTTTTGTCTATCTTTAAAGTTGCTTCTGTTTGTACTCCATCCATAAA